TGGGACGTTACTCTTGCCCTCCCACGTTCCGACAGTGGCAATGAGAGCGGCAGCAGCGGCACCGCCGACCAGCTTCGCAAGGCGACTTCCACCCGGCGCGCGGGCCTTCCCCGGATCAAAGTCGCTCGGGTAGACCGCGAGCGGGCTGCGCTGCGGGTCATTTCCTGACGGCATCGGCCTGCTCCTTCAACGGTTCCTGCCGGATGTGCGCGATCAGCACGGGAACGATGAATACGAGCACAGCCGTCGCGCCTGCCGCAAAGCCGCGCCATTCGGACGGGAAATTGCTGACAAGGCCGACGAGCAAGCCGGGGTTCGACATGATCGTGCCGACGATGGCGGCGAAAATGCCCGCAAGCCAGGTCGACCAGCGGCGCCACCACAGGCGCCAGTGTGCAACGAGCTTCATGTCAGTGCCCTCCAATTCTGCTGTCGAGGAATTGCCAGACCCACAGCGCCGCCCCGCCGATCAGCGAGGGGATGCCTACCGTGATCAGCCAGCGGCCCATGCCGAGCACCCCGTCGCGCCGCTCCTTGTCCGCGATCAGCACGTCCAGCTTGCGATTGATTTCGGCGTTCCCTTCCTTGAGCGCCTTGATTTCCCGGTCGCGGTCTGCCCGCGCCTCATGGATTGCCTCGATCTGCGCCTCGGCTGTTGCCATCCGCTCGGCAAGCGTGGCGCCCCCGCGCGCCATGTCAGACGACATCCGTATCGTTCGGCCCGCGCGCGCCGCCCGCCCCGGTTCCACCGGATGATCCGCCGCCGCCCTTCCGCAGCGCCCAGATGACAACCACGGCGACGAAGGCCGCAGCGATGAGATATTCGTAGGGCATGAAGCCTCCTGTGGCCGCGCGCCTTGGGCGGCCGGATTGGGCCGGAGCGCGAACGCCCCGGCCCGTCACGGGATCAGGCCGGAGCCTGGTCGGCCGCGGCATCGTCCGCCGGAGCCGCATCAGCGGCAGGTGCGGCGTCGTCGGCCTTGGCCTTGGCCCAGCCCTTCGGAGCCTTGACCAGACCGCCTTCGATGAAGCGGTCCAGAGCGTGTTCGGGGATCGCCGGCTTGCGGGCTTCGTCGAGCGAAGACTCCGGGGCGCCGACAACCTGGCCGAAGCCTTCCACGAACACGGTGAACTCCACCAGTGCAGTGCAGGGGATGGTCTTCATGGGAAGCCCCCCTTACGCGCCGGCACGGCCCGAAAGCAGAGCTTCCGGCGTGGTGCAGACGTGAGCATTGAAGGCGTCCATGCTCAGTTCGACGTAGGCGTTATAGCCCGAGGGATCGGGCACCTGCCGGGCGTAATATTCCTGGCCCAGCGTGTTGACGAAGTTCAGGTCTTCATCGTTCGGCGAGATGATCTTCTGGAACATGTCCGGCACGCCGACCGGGAAGAACCGGCACTTGTCCGCCGCAATGCCGACCGAAACCGAATTGGAATCGGTAGCGCTGCGATAGTTGACCCATTCGACATCGCCGAACGAGAAGCTGCTGTACGCCTTGGCGAGGCCAGTGCGGAGTTCCTGCGCGGCCTGCCAGTTCAGGTAGGTCTGGCGAACTTCGCTGTTGCTGGTCAGGCCGTCGAAGAAGGTGTCGCCGCACAGCGCCATGATGCGCATTCCGGGGACCGCACGGCCCTGAAGCGCGTTGAGGATCGGGCGGATGACGTTCGCGCGGATGTATTCCGCAACGCCCGTGCGCGAGGCCCAATTGAAGCCCAGCTCGGTCGGCGGAGCGATGCCGAACTCGGTGAACCAGTCGTAGAGGGTGCTGGCGCCGTCCGCATCGAGGATCTTGCCCTGGATCATGCCAAGCAGGCGGTATTCCTCGGTCAGTTCATGGTCGCGGCGCAGCTTGGAGTAGCGCAGCATCAGTTCGCGCTGCACCGCCACAAGCCCGGTTTCCTCGCCGAACGGACGGATGTTGGCCAATTCGACCGCGCGCAGTTCGTCGACCTTCGCGGTGCGGATGGTGCGGAAGTCGCGGATGTTGCGGCGGTCGCGGGTCTGGCGGGTGCGCGGGGTGCCGCGCTCGGTCACGGGGATGAGGCGCTGGCTGTCGGCCATGCGCTCGACCGCGAACTTCTCGGTGTAGATCGGAACCTTGGAGACAAGGCCCGGCATACCCGTGAGCAGGCTGGGGGTGTACTTGATGTCGCGGATCGCGGTGGTCAGCGAAATCGACGAGAAAGCCCCGCCGGCCGCGCCGCCGCGGAAGATGTCCATACCGATCATGTGGATTGTCCTTTCAGGAGATGGGGTCAGCGGCGGACCACGATGCCGGCTGCGAGCAGCGCGGCGTCGATGGCGGCCTTCTGCGGCGCGGTGGCACCGGACGGGTAGGCGATGAGGTTGCCGTTCACGACCGCATGACGCTTGATCGCGACACCCTTCACGGCGGCGGAGGTGGCGTCATACGCCTTGTAGGCGAGGTAGAGGCCGATGGTGTCGGCTGCGACTGCGGGCACGGTGGCCGCATCAGTGCCCTTCACAACCTGCATGGAGGCGATGCTGGCCCCCGACGAATAGGTCACGGGGTCGAGCGAGTAGTCGGCGATGTGGTACATCAGCCCTTCGGCGCTGCGGGCGCCTTCGGTGAAGGTGGTCATGTGACTGTCCTTTCAGTTCTGGCTCAGAAGCCGTTCATCTGGTTGGCGAAGGCCGCGCCCTTGGCGAAGCCGTCGGCAACCGCCTTCTGGTCCGGCGCGTCGGCCCCGGTGGGGGCGGCGACGGCGCCGGTTTCGACGGCGGCGTTGGTGTTCTGCTGGATCGCTGCGCGCATTTCCTCGCGGGCGGCGTCATCGCTGGCAGTGGTGGTCGCCGGGGTAGTCGCGGCGGTCGGCGCAGCCGGGGCGGCGGCAGCGAGAGCGGCAACGATGTTCTCTGCGGAAAGGTCGGTAGCGAGCAGCGTCTTGGCGAGCTGTTCACGGCCAGCGAAGTGGTCGCTGGCGAGCACGGTGTTGAAACGCGCATTCGCGGCTTCGAAGCCTTCCTTGCGCGCTGCCGCGGTGGCGGCCTGCATTTCTTCTTCGGTCATATCCTGGTCCTTTTCAGGGTTGGAATCGTCATCAGTCTCGTCGTCCTCGGCATCGAGGACGGGGAGGGGGTTGGCCTGTGCAACGGGCGCATGATCCCGATGCGCAGCGAGGCGCCTGCTGGTCGTCATGGGTTGGTCCTTGTGCTTGCGCCGCGCTCAGGCGGCGGCGATGTCCGCCTCCAGAGCGGCCCAGGCGGCGCGCTCGGAAGCGATGGCGTCGATCAGGCCCAGCTTCAGGAGGTCTTCGCCATGGAAGACTTCGCCCTTCATGCTCTTGATCTTTGCTTCGGGAAGGCCGCGCATGGCGGCCACGAACTCGACCAGCTTTCCGCTCATGTGGTCGACCAGAGCGGTCATCTCGGCGATCAGCTTCTCGTCGATTTCTTCGCCTGGCTGGCCCCGCGCCTTGCGGTCTGCCCAGGCGGCACGGATGACCACGGGGCGAAGCCCAGCCTTCTCGTAGGCTTTCGAGGTGTCGAGCATGTTGAGCAGGGCCGCGATCGAGCCGCCCATGCACTCCGCCCGGCCCGAGATGCGGTCGCACCCGCTGATGAGCACGTAGGCGGCAGAGCAGGCTTGCTCGTCGATGTAGGCGTGGATCGGCTTGCCGCCCTCCGCCTTGGCGAGCGAGGCGATTTCCTCCGCCGCCGCGAGCATTCCGGCGCACGAACCGCCGCCCGAATGGATCGGCATGAAGATGCCGCCAATCTCGTTGTCCTGCGCCGCCGCGCGGATCTGGCGGAGCACGGCGTTGTAGCCGACCAGGCCGGACTCCGCGTCCATCCAGCTTCCGCGCTGGACCAGCGTGCCGCGCACCGGGACCACGGCGATGTTACCGCGGAACAGGAACGGCTTGCGCCCCTCGTCGGAATAGTAGGTCGCGTCGTCGCTCATGGCGCGCATCTGCACGCCCTCCAGCGCCGCAACGTCGATCTTGGCTGGCTTCGTCCCGGTGACGCGCAGGTTGGCGAACTCGCACAGCGTCTCGTTCTTCATTCGGCTCAGTGCGACCGGCTGATTGAAAAGCTGTTCAGCCCAGAGGGGGAAACTGGTCACTGTGCGGTTCCTCCGTTCGGCTTAGCGGCAGGCTTGCCCCGGCCTTTCTTTTTAGCTTCCTCGTTCGGGACACCATCCTTGTCGCCGTCCGCCGGGTTGCTTCCGCCGGTCGATCCGTCTTCGCTGGAGGCTCCAGCATCCGCGCCCTTGGTGTTGTAGTCGGGCGCGTCGAGGTCGCGCTCGTCCAGCGCGTCACGGAACAGCTTGATCTGGTCGAGCACTTCGAACGGGTCACGCCCATCCTCCAGAATGTGCTCGATCGGCGACTTGCGCATGGCCGCTTCCTCAAGGTTACGGGCCGAAGCCTCCTTCATCGGGTCGACCGTGCCGCGCGACGGCCCCATCCATGTCGTGTTGGTGATGGCCGAGATGTCCCGGTAGAAGCGCGCCGGGCGGCCGGGGACCGACAAGGTGCCCTGCGCGACCTCGTTCTCCATCCAAGAGACGAACAACGGCTGCATAAAGTGGTCGGCGAAGAAGTCGCGCTCCTGCTCGATCGAGCGCCAGATTTCGTTCAGCATGGCGCGAGCCGACGAGTAGTTGATGTCCGCCCAATTGCCGGAAATCTGCGCGTATGAGAGTCCCTGCGAGACGGCGACCTTGGCAAGCTGCGCCTTCTGGAACTCGGGATAGTTCGCGTTCGGGTGCGTCGGCTGAACCGGAATCACTTCCTCGTCGGGGAGAAGCTGGCGGACCACGGCGTCACCGATCGCGCGGATCGGGTTCTTCTCGCGGTAGTCGACATAGGAGGCCAGCGCATTGGCTTCCGCATCGCCGGTCGGAGCGAGGGCCTGCGCCAGATCATCCGGCGTGCCCGGCGACTTGATGAAGAAGGCCATGATCGCGTTGAGCAGCGCGGCGTTGATTTCGGCGCGGTCGTAGCGCTCCAGCATCTTGGCGGGCAGCATCGCTTCAGCAAGCTGGCTGAAGCCGCGGCTCTGCTCGACATAGCGCGGGTTGATGACGTGGATCAGCTTCGGTGTGCCGGTTGCGCCCCGGAACGGGATGCGGACGGTTTCATTGAAGTTCGGCCCGCGCGCGGCATCGTCGGGATGGTACTTCAGGACGTGCGCCGCGATCGGAACGCCGTTCACGTCGAGTTCGATGCCGTTGCGGAACAACGGATCATTGTCCGGCTTGCCCGCTGGATTCTTGAGCCGCTTGGGGTCCATCAGCAGCAGGTTGACCGGGTTCGACGCGCCGCGCTCGTCAATGCGGATTTCCGCCAGAGCCTCGCCGCCGCGGCGGAAGTTGAGGTAGGCAAGGCGGGTGAGCGTCCCGAGCGAGAACCGCATCTTCGCATCGCAGCGGAAGAACGGGTCTTCGGCCCAGACGCGGTAGCGGGCACGGGTCTTGCGCGCGAAGGTCGTCGCCCATGCCATGTCGCGGCCCAGCGCGTCGTAGATCGGCGTTGGCCAGGGTTGGAGGCCCTTGCCGATGACGGCTTCAACCGAGCGATCAAGCGCGCCGTTGATCCATGCCGAGTTGCGGTCGAGGTCTTCGGCCCGCTCGACCATGACCTGACCCTGGCCGGAAAAGACCTGATCCATGTGCGCGCGGGCGCCGCGCCAGCCGGCCATTTCCTGAATGTCGTCGCGCCCGGCCTCGAACGCCTGTCCGCCGCCAAGGCCAAACAGCGCGCCGATTCCCTTGCGCAGGGTGTCACCAATTCCAGCCATCAGTTGTTCCAGATCAGTGAGACGGGGGCGCGGCGACCGCGACCGGCGAGAATGGCCTGTTCCCCGGCAATCTCGCGCTCGACGCGCTCAAGCGCTGTGCAGATTTGCTCGTAGGACATGGCCTGATACTTCATCTTGTTGCCGTAGCGGCCATTCCAGACCTCAACGACTGTGCCGCCGACCGCTTCATCCTTCGCGTCGAGCAGCTTCTCGCGGTGATCCTGAAGACGCTCCAGCGCGGTCTGCGGCTCCGGCCCGATTGCGTTGTCCACCACGTCGACCGCCAGAGCCACGTCGAGGTCGCGGCCATGATTCGTCTTGACGACGATGGTGTAGACCACCCGGCCGCCATGCGTTCCGCCCGAAAGCCACACGCGCGACAGGTTCGAGACAACCGAGTTCCCCGAACTGGCCGTCCCCGCCGCGTCGATGAAGGTCACAACTTGCGACGTGACGCTTTCGCCGGCAGAGAGCGCATCGCTCCAGTCCCAGGCGTAGTCCTTCGTCTCGCTCGGATCGAGTGTTTCGCGGTAGATTTCCAAGATTTTCTCCTTAACCAAGCCTGCGTTTCGCGGCCTTGGCCGAGAGTATGCGGTTGGGATTCCCCGCAGAAATTGCCGATGCTCGAAACTTCCCAGCCAGCAATCGCTGACTCAAAACACCTTTTTCGCGCTGCGCAACGCCAGCACTCAAAGTCCTGTCTTCTGGAGTTACGTCATTGGCAACGATGCGGGCGACCATAGTGCCGACCACTTCAATTGCCCCCGCAGCAACTCCGGTCACTGACACCGCGGCAGCAGCACCTCCAATCAGAGCAATCGCCCCGTTGGTGTTGCCAGCAACCTCAACACGGCCTGCCGCGCTTCCAGTCAGGCTGATCGAGCCACTGGCTTCATTAACCTGATCGCGGACAATCCCCGCGCCAGCCCCGGTTAGGTCAAGCGAGCCAATGGTGTCCGCGCTGACTGCGACCGTTGCCGTGCTTGTGCCGGTTAGAGCGACGGAACCGGCACCGATGCCAGAGACAGGAACAGTCGCGTCAGACGCGCCCGCAAGATCGAGCGCACCAGATGCGGCACCAGCCACATTGACCGCACCGGCAGACGCGCCAGCAAGGTCAATAGCGCCAGACGCCGCGCCAACTACCGCCACGATGCCCTGCG